CTCCAAAAATAAACTCACAGGAGATGAGGACACTGACCCAAGCTATCGCCACGCTAAAATAGAAGTTCTGATTAGACCGGAGATTGCTAGATATGAAGACGTGAATTGAGTTATCTATAGAAATACGGCTGGAATCCTTCACGCAAACAGCGAAGGATTTGCAGCTTCGTTTTCTAACCGACGCCGCGAGGAAAAGATGAAAGCGAAAAAAGGAAGCGTGAATATTCTAGCTTGGCACTTTGTTGGCAATACGTTGCTCGACGGCCGTCCCGTGCCGGCCGATGGCGAAGTGTTGCGTTTTGATGGCGTGCCAATCATATGCAATAGAGGTTTGCACGCGAGCATCGATCCGTTCGACGCCTTGCGGTACGCGCCCGGTCCGATCCTCTGCCGGGTGCTGCTCGGAGGGACAGTTCTCAACGGTTACGACAAGCTCGTTGGCACCGAGCGCACGATCATCGCCCGAATTGATGCCACGGAACTGCTGCGCTATTTCGCCCGGATGCAAGCGGTTGCCGTCTTACACCTATGGAACGGCAATCCTCCAGACGTGGTACTTGATTACCTGATGACCGGAGATGATTCGGCACGGGACGCGGCATGGACTGCGGCACGGGACGCGGCGTGGCATGCAGCAACGGCCGCGGCAACGGCTGCGGCAACGGCCGCGGCGTCGGCTGCGGCGTCGGGTACGGCATGGACTGCGGCAACGGCCGCGGCGTGGCATGCAGCAACGGCCGCGGCGTCGGCCGCGGCAACGGCTGCGGCAACGGCTGCGGCGTCGGGTACGGCGTGGCATGCAGCAACGGCCGCGGCAACGGCTGCGGCACGGGACGCGGCGTGGCATACGGCGTCGGCTGCGGTGTCGGGTACGGCGTGGACTGCGGCACGGGACGCGGCGTGGCATGCGGCACGGGACGCGGCGTGGCATGCAGCAACGGCCGCGGCAACGGCTGCAGCAACGGCTGCGGCACGGGCTGACTTTAATGCACTGGTTAATGAGGCATTTTCATGATCCGCCGATAGAGGAGTGACGATCTTCTAATTTTCCCGAGTCTGAAACACGAGATAGTTAAACAGGAGATTAAACTTGTATAGGAACAAAAAATTACTGGAGGTGGTACGTGAAGCTCCCTGCCAATTATGCGGATGTCAGGATGGAACAGTTGTTGCAGCGCATTCAAACCAACTACGAGATGGCAAAGGACGAGGAATCAAGGCGCATGATTATCGTATTGCTGCGCTTTGCTTCCGATGCCATACAAGACTTGACCAAGGGAGAGACGATTCAAAAAAAAACCGTATACAACTTTGGGAAGAGGGTCACAGAAGGACTATCGGATGGCTCTTTGAATCCGGACGACTGGAGTTGACTAAGACTTAAAGGTGTGATATAATAAAAGGTAAATTAGGGAGGTAGTTTACGATCCTGATAATTGATACTGAAAATGACACTTACAATAAGGGCAGTCCATTTGATACCCGGTTTAATCCGGTTTGCATAGGGTGGAAGTATGGAGACGAAAGAGGTGTTATCTGGGAACGAAAGTGGATCCATAATCTGGAAAGATTATGTTCAACTAAAGGGGGAACGATCTGTGGATTTAACCTCAAATACGACCTCCACGTACTCAGGAAATGGGGACTCAAGCTTGACCTTTCTCGTGTCTGGTGCTGCCAAGTCGCTGAGTATCTCTTGGAAAGACAGTCGAAGCCCTATCCAAGTCTTGACGGAACTGCTGCAAAGTATGGACTGGGAGCAAAACTAGACAAGATAAGGGAGTACTGGGAACGGGGGGTCCAGACATCTGAGATTCCCCGAGATGAACTTGCTGAGTATGTTCTACAGGATGTAGAGCTTACTCACCAAATTTATCTTAAACAACAACAACAAATCAAACCGCAGCAAGCTGCTCTATTCCGTCTAGCGATGCTAGACCTCCTCTGCCTAGAGGAAATTGAATGGAACGGCCTTAAGTATGACCGCTCGGGAATAGAAAAAGAGCAAAAACAAATTGAGACCGAGATTTCTGACATTCAATCCAAACTCAATCTCTATCATTCCGTACCTAATTTTAACTGGAGTTCTTCTGACCATCTATCTGCCCTTCTGTTTGGTGGAACTATTAAAGAGGAAGTTAGGGTTCCAGACGGGCACTACAAGTCCGGAAAGAGGGCAGGAGAAGTAAAGTATAAAAAGGAGATACGCGAGCATCATCTTCCAAGACTATTCAAACCTAACAAGAAAACCGAGGGAGGTAAACTATCCACTGACGAAGATAGCCTGATGCAACTTGGGGATTCCGATATTGTCAAGGGGATTCTCCGGATAAAAGAACTACAGAAACTAAACTCCACTTATTTTGGGGGGTTTTTGGAGAAAGCAGAGAGTCTATATTTTGAACCTAACTACATACATGCTAACTTTAATCAAGTGGTTACGAGGACAGGTCGGTTATCAAGCACGAAGCCTAACCTTCAAAACACACCAGAGCAACTTGATGCCCACTTCATATCAAGATTTGGATAAATATAAAAAGGCTGTGGAGGATATGGCGAATCTTATCCGGGTATTTGGTGCTAGGGAAGTCTTGCTTGACCTACACCTATTCTTTCCCGATGAGTATGAGGATATGATAAAAGCCTTGGAACAGGGGATTAAGACAAAACAATTGGCGAGGCTATTGGATGCTAGTGAAAGTAGACGCTGCGGGATTAGAGTGGAGGACCCTAGCATGGTTAGCAAACGACAAGATAGCGATAGAGGAGATTAATAGTGGTATTGACTTCCATGCGAAAAACCAAGAGTACTTTAAGTTGCCAAGCAGGCTCATTGCCAAGATCTATCTCTTCCGTACTATATATCGTGGATCGGGATGGGCTTTCTCTAAAGACCCTGCTTTCAACCACGTCTCTACTGATCCTGATTATTGGGATAACCTTAATCGAATGTTTTATAGAAAATATCGCGGAATTGACGAATGCCATACCCGGTGGGCGCAACTTGTATTGACAAAGAAACCGATAGTGAGTCCTCTTGGGAGAGAGTGGATGATCCATCTAAACGAAGATGGCAAGCTACCGTGGACAGTCTTAACCAACTATCCGGTACAGGGAACTGGAGCGGACGTAGTGTGTATAGCACGTCTGTCTCTCCGGAGAAGACTACGGGAGGGGAATTTTCAGTCACTTTTGATTGGGACCGTACACGACGATATCCGTTTGGATTGCCCGAGTGGGGAGGTGGACGAGGTAGCGCAAATATGTTATAGCGTATTTGATGATATAACCAAGAACATAAAACGAATCTGGAACGTAGATGTTCCTGTTCAATTCCCCGGAGAGGTTTATAAGGGGAACAACTTTAGAGATCTGGAGTTAGTACAGCGTGAATATAAACATTGAAGTAGTAGACGTTACTGTGGAGTCAGTTCCACGTCCCAGCGGTAAAGGTAATTATGAGAAGATGACTGTCGTATTCAAAGGGTATGACAATAAAGTGGAGTCCAAGTCACTTATGGATTGGGCTACGAACAAGGAGGTGTGGAATGTTCTAGTGAACAGTAAGAAAGGTGATACGTTTGCTATAGAAAGGGAGAAAGATAATAAGGGGTATTGGAATTGGACAGGAATTGCCAAGCAGGATATGCCGGTTACGAAGTCCGAGCCTGCCAAGGCATTCTCCAAGCCCACATATGAAACCCCAGAAGAACGTGCTCAGCGGCAGGTATACATCATTCGTCAGTCCTCACTTACTAATGCTGTAAACCTACTTGGTCCCAAGGCCAAGGTACAGGACGTAATTAACGTAGCCGATGAGTTCGTAAACTACGTACTCCAGAGCGGAGTAGAACATCTAACAGATGATCCAGTCTAAGGAGACCACATGTTTCTAATTTTCAAGAATAACCGCCCAGCGGGTAACATCAAATTCACCACCTATGAGACAGCACGTCAGGCCGTACGTAAACGCCTACGTAAACTGGTGTCTTGGCGTAACAAGGGGCAACCCAGTATTCCAATGACTACTCTAGGTTATGAGATCCGTAAAGTATGATAGAGTATTCAAATAATCTGGAGCAAGTTTATTGGACATCAATATTTCTGATCTCAGAGATGCAATGAATTACTAACGCCCCCTAAAGGGGGCAGTTATCGGCTGCTCCGGACCTTTGTAAACCGGACAAGATAAGACCAAAGACAGCGCCGGATGCGTAACCGGCTATTCGAGGGAATATGAAGATATCTTTGATTGATGGAGACATAGTAGCTTACCGCTGTGCAGCATCGGTGATGGCTACGAAGTCCAAAGAGAGGGAGCCGGATGAACTGGCAATCCTTCGACTGGATGAACTTATGTATCGTATCCTGAATGATACACAATCCAGTGAGTATAAGTTGTATATCTCAGGGAGTGAGAACTTTCGGAAGATCCTATATCCGGCATATAAAGCTAATCGCACCCAGCCTATTCCACATATGCTAGGGCCATGTCAGGAGTTTCTATTCAATGAATGGAAGGCTAAGTTTACGGAAGGGTATGAGGCGGATGATGCCATTGGAATGGAACATGATCCGGATATAACAATTGTGTGTTCCATAGACAAGGACTTAAAACAATTGCCCGGAGAGCACTACAATTTCGTTAAGATAGAGTGGGACGTTATAGACGAAGAGACAGCGGAAAGGAACTTCTGGACCCAGATGCTTGTCGGAGATACATCCGATAATATCAGGGGTGTGGATGGAATCGGACCTGTGAAAGCAAAAAGAATATTGGACGGAAACCACGATATGTACGGAACAGTACGCGATATATACAACGATGACGAACGCTTTCTAATGAACTTCCGGTTACTACGCATCCTGCGTAACCCGGTAGAGTACGAACATATCCTAAAGGAGATCGAGAATAAAAACAGCCTCAGCGAAAGCGAAGGGGAGAGCCCTAGCGAAGATAGTGGCGGCGAAGCTACTGGAGTTGTATCCGAGTCTAACCTCGAATGATATACGTGCTACTCCAAGTGGAGTTACAGGACCAGATCTCCTACTTTCTCAAGCCGCTAAGGTTCTGGTTCCGGCTGCCATCGAATGCAAAAATCACAAAAGTTTCGCTATTTATAAACACTACGACCAAGCAAGATCCCATGTTAAAGGATCTGAATTTCCTATGCTCGTTATCAGACAGAATCGTTCCGAGCCATTGGTATGCGTCAGTTTGAATGATTTCATAAGGATACTTAGTGGAAGTCAAAAAAGTAATAAGAACCAGTAAAGGAGACTTCACATTTGAGGGTACTCTTTCTCAAGAGGAACTAGATATTATCATTACGGTGGGTATCGGGGTTCTTCTTGAGAAAGGGGCTATGCCCCTATTGGGAATAGATGACGGAGAGGAATGTAAGCTCGTTATTCCAGATGGAGGAATGCAGTGAAAATCCGGGCAACTATGTATAAGGATGATTGGTATCCAGTATATTTCATGTCGCCACTTGAAGTATGGGGTACTCCTGTAGATATGGAATACGAAGATTATCTAACTGGAGTGATTTATGACAATCTTATGTTAGAAGCAAACGACTATTTATGTAAACTCTATGGCGACTAAAGAGATAGAAAGGATATTGGTTATACCGGATACTCAGGTTAAGCCTAACGTACCCCTAGACCATTTCCATTGGATAGGTAACTATATTGCAGCCAAGCAACCGGAAGTGATCGTTCATATAGGTGACTTTGCAGATATGCCAAGTCTATCTTCTTATGACCAAGGTAAGAAGTCGTTTGAGGGGAGAAGGTATGTCAAGGATGTGGAGTCAGTAGTCAAGGCACAGGAGATTCTCTTTGAACCAATCGCAAAGCTCAACCGAGAACGAAAAGCAGCTAGGAAGGCTCTATATAGACCTAGGCTTGTCCTTACCCTTGGAAACCATGAGCAACGAATTAACCGGGCTGTGGACGATGATCCTAAACTTGAAGGCGTCATATCCATCAATGACCTGCACTACCGTGATTTTGGATGGGAAGTCTTCCCATATCTGGAGGTCATTATCATTGGTGGAGTTGCCTTTTCTCACTACTTTACGAGCGGGATCCTTGGCAGACCAGTTACAAGTCCGCAAACTCTTTTAGCCAAGAAGCACATGTCCTGTGTCATGGGCCATGTTCAAGTGGATGGAATCGCCTCTCAGTATCGAGCGGACGGTAAACGAATCACAGCGATCTTCGCAGGTTCGTGTTACCTCCATGATGAAGATTATCTCAACCCACAAGGCAACAAGACTTGGAAAGGGATCTGGATGCTACACGATGTAATAGACGGGGAGTTCGATGTTATGCCAGTAGCCCTTAAATATCTGAAGAAAAAGTATTCATGAAGATCATTCGTGATACATTTAGCCCCTTTTTCACTTGGGTGGGGAGGATATTCTAATGCCATGTAATATGTTCTTAAGTAAGAAAGGTGCGTCGATAGTCTTGGATGACTACGAGAGCACTGAGTTATTTGACCAATGTGACCCATGGGTGGGGTTCCCGGGATATCCGGAGAAACCTCATTTTGATTGGGTTGATTATTTTGAGGAGAAATAATGGCTTTACCAGCACCCCTGATAGCTTTCCTTTTTGATGCAGGAAAGACCCTAATTGACCGGATCTTTCCGGATAAAGAAAAGCAGGCCAAAGAACGAGCCGAAGCTGAACTTGCTTTACTTCAACTAACCCAATCCGAGCGGATGGCAGACAAGGCTCAAGAGACTCAACTAGCCTTGGCTCAGATTGATGTAAACAAGGAGGAAGCTAAAAGCGCATCTCTGTTCGTAGCTGGCTGGAGACCGGCTATTGGGTGGGTGTGTGCTCTTACCTTCGGCTATACTTTCCTTGCTGGTCCCTTTCTGACACAGATATCGTCTGCCTATGGATACTCTTTCCCTCTTCCCCCAATTGATATGGACAATATGCTATACGTTCTTGGGGGTATGCTTGGCCTCGGTGGTCTACGCACTTATGAGAAACTTAATAAGGTGGCTCGATGACTCTGGAGGACATCAAGAAAGCCCTCGCAAAGATGGATGAGATCACTCTTCTGGAGATTCTGGATATTTCTTCGGAGGATTTGGTAAACAGGTTCTCCGATTTCATAGAGTACCGGGCGGATGAACTGGAAGAGGATTTGGAGGCTGACATAGATTTCTATGATGGACAACAAGAAGAAGATAGCTAAGCGAAAATATGATAAACTCTATGCTATAGACTGAATCACCTTAAATTTTATAACTGGGAACTTATAGAACCAGAACTTGTCAATTGTATTCTGCTATGTGCTAACTGCCATAGAATTGAGCACCATGGAAAAAAAGATACATCGGATTAAGAAAGACCAGAAAAAACATAACCACCGTGAGGCGGTTAAGGGTCATTTCACGAAAAAGCACTTTGTAAACACTGTCCGAACAAAGGAAGCGGAGGAAGAAATAAAGAACATGAGAGATGAGGGTCATCGTCGCGGGAAGTCGTAACATTATTGAATATATGACCTTCCTTAACAAGCCAGTATATGTGGAAATAGTAAATGGAAATAAAGAGATTTAAGAACTCATTCGCGGAGAATATTTTTAGACAGAAGTATGCAAATGGACCAAACGACACTTGGGATGCACTTGCTGAAAGAGTTGTTGAAGATGTGTGCGGAAGTAGATGGGGTACGGCACACAAACTTATGTCTGACAGTGACAGGGGACATCTTACTGAGCTTATCAAAACTCAAAAGTTTATTCCCGGAGGCCGTTATCTCTATTATGCCGGAAGGCCCGCTAAGTACTTCAATAACTGTTACCTACTACGAGCAGAAGAAGATACCAGAGAAGAGTGGGCGAATATTATGTGGAGGGCGACCTCCTGTTTAATGACTGGGGGCGGAATTGGAATCGATTATTCAAGGCTTAGAGCAAGCGGAAAAACTCTCAGCAGAACTGGAGGAATTGCTTCGGGGCCTATTCCTCTCATGTCTGCGGTCAACGAACTTGGTAGAAATGTCATGCAGGGGGGTAGTAGACGATCTGCGATATATGCATCTCTCAATTGGCACCATGAAGACATTCCTCTCTTCCTTAATGCAAAGAATTGGCACGATCAGCCAATCTACTCAGGAGGACCGTCGGGGGATGGGACCATAACTCATTGGGATGCAAAACAATGGAACTTCAACCACAACGCTCCATTGGACATGACGAACATTTCCGTCAACTACGACAATACTTGGTTAAATACTATAAACTCGGGGAGCTCTCTTACGGAAGTCTTTCTAGAAAACTGCCGGCAGGCAATGATGACTGGAGAACCGGGATTCAGTTTCAACTTTGGAGAGAAAGAAAATGAAACGCTTAGGAATGCTTGCACAGAGGTTACTAGCGAAGACGATAGCGACGTTTGTAATCTTGGGTCAATCAATATGGGTAATATTGAAACTCTGGATGAGTTCCGAGACGTGGTATCGCTCGGAAGCAAATTCCTCGTATGCGGTACACTTCGCGCCGATCTGCCATATGAGAAAGTCTATAAGGTTAGGGAAAAGAACCGTCGCCTTGGACTCGGAATTATGGGTATCCATGAATGGCTTCTTAAACGAGGAAAAAGGTACGAAGTAGATGACGATCTCCGAGGATGGCTCGAAGTCTATAGGGATGTATCAAGATCTAGCGCAGACGAGCACTGTGATCGCCTCTTTATTAGCAGACCTGTCGCGTACCGTGCCATCGCTCCCACCGGAAGCATTGGTATTCTTGCATGTACAACTACGGGAATTGAACCGCTCTATGCAGTTGCTTACAAACGACGTTACCTTACGGATGGAACACGTTGGCGCTACGAATACGTTGTGGATTCAACAGCGGACCACCTCATCAAACAACACGGAATAGATCCAGACAAGATAGAGACAGCTACGGACTTAGCAGATGACTACGAAAGAAGAATCAGATTCCAAGCTGACGTACAAGATTACGTTGATATGTCAATATCAAGTACCATCAATTTGCAACCTTGGGGAACTAAGGGAAATAATGAAGAGAGAGTTAGAGAATTTGGGGAGACTCTCAGTAAATATGCCCCCCGTTTACGTGGATTTACGTGTTATCCAGACGGAAGTAGAGGAGGTCAACCCATAACTAAAGTAGAGTATAACGAAGCTTTAAAACATAAAGGTATCGTATACGCCGAAAATGATATCTGTGAGATCACAGGTCATGGAGGAAGTTGTGGGGTATAAAAAAGCCCCTTGCGGGGCTTAGAGTTGTTTGATGTGTTTTATCATTCCTATAGGTATCTGTATACGACAATTAGTGTTGTATTCATCGTTACAGATGGATGACGCCACGACTATGTGATCGTCATCATTCCAAACAAGAAAGCCCAAGGTCAGGACTAGCTCCTCCTTGGGCTTTTTTACTTTATCCCATCCTACATCAGTAGAGGCATCATTCCAGACAACCTCTACGACAGGATATGGGACTGGCCCACTAAGTATGGGTGTTTCGTAAGTCGTCCTGGAGTTCTCCATCTATAAATCTCCGCAAATCAGTTAGCCTGTTCATCCAGCCTCTTTCAAAGACTGCTAGTTTTGGATTCTTTTCTATCAGTTCTTTGTATTTGGCTATGCGGAGTTGTATATATATGACATGACTACCTTCACAGTTTTTGAGGAATTCGTTAGCTCGTTTATGTCCCATGTTGACCGCCGTATCCAACATACATGCTGCCAAACCAAATCCTAGTTTATTCCACTCATCTTTCCAATAGTCTTCGTAGTAGATACGAATTGCATCCTGAATAGTGATATCCCGGATATTTAGGTGGGGATAACTACGTTTGGTTATGCCGAACTTAGTCTCCCCACCAGGATCATTCGGATGGTTTACGTAACCACCCTCCCACTTCATGATAAATGGGATTATTCTATGAAATAGACTCATTGTTGTAGTCGTCTAATAAGAGCTTGTACTTGGGGATAATTACCAGACTTAGCTGCTATAGCAAGTCTCTGTAGTTCAGTAGTCCTTCCTCCAACCAATCGTTTCTCTAGTTCTGATTGACTTAGGAGAGTATCTACGTTACCACCCCATTCGATATAGTCGTTTATAGCTTCCTCTACTTTATCCACTTTGCCTAGAGCGAAGTTGTTACGGAAACGATTGGCTATGGTGCTACGTTTCTCGGATGCTTTCTTTTCGTTTCTCTGAGCTTGAAAGTCCCTCTCTCTAGTAAGTGCTTCTTGGGTGCTTTTGAATCCGGTCATCCGAATCTTTGATTCAGCAGGACTACGTTCATATACCCCTCTAGATCCGGGACTGGACGGACTCTGCGCCATGTTGTCTATCTTCATACCGGGTACGAACTCTTCGTACAGTCCCCTTAATCCGGGGGGGGTGGCTTTATAACCACCAGCTAATTTAGCACTCTGGTCTTGATTAAAGATCATGTCTTTTAGCCCTGTTCCTGCCATGTAGGCAGCAGAGGCAAATGGGAACATTGATTGGAAGGAGCCAGCAGGATCTAACGGGTCTACAGGGATTATGTTAGATTGGTTAAATCGCGTATACAGGTTGAGACCTGTAAGAGAAGAGGTTGGACCTATAGACACTATTTCTGGGGTTTGTAATAGGAATCCCTTCACAGAGAATTCGTCTATATTACGTGGAATATCCCCACCAAAGGACTTGACTGCAGCCTTGGTGAGTTCCAATAGCGTATCTGCATCTTCGATCCCAACCATGCCAGTTGCGCCACCAAGACCATACATTATGGCAGCCATTAGAAGTAAAGGTTTAGGATCACCCCCTTTCGCTTTGTGGTAATATGATGCGATTTGGGCAAGTTGGTTGATCTTGAATGCAGTGAAAGTGTTTAATGCATGTCCTGCCAGCCCCATTTCGTTGAATAGTTGCGCCCGCTCTTGAGGTCGGTAATCAACCATGGTAAAATTGGTGGCTTCTTCCGCAAGGCGGAACATCTGTGATTGTCCCTCTAGATCTTTGGAGAATTTCCCAGATTGATCGAAGTGGGAGACGAAACTCATGAAAGCAGTAGCTCTTGCTATTTTCTCTGATTCTACGATAGGAAGGGAGGCCAATTCAATAGTTGTCCTAGCCCCCTGTGGTAGATAAAGATCCGTTATATCCGAAGTTGGATTAATGTCAATAAGACGATTGGCCTCAAGATAGCGGAGAGCGTCCCTATACACAGGGGGGAGAGATTCTAAAATCTTCTTGGCTCCCGCCTCGTTCCCGCTATACATATCCCGAGCATATTTATAGGCTTCTACTCCATACAGATTCCCTTCAAAGAAGGATGCGGCCGGGTTATGGGAGTAACCTTTTTGAGTAAACTCAGCGTGTTTAGGTATGGTGAATGTCGGTTGTACTATCTGAGTAACCAAGAACGGAAGATTCCAGCTAAGGGTATGGACATAGAATCCACCTTTGCTTATTCCTAACGTAGCCTCAAGCTTCTTAACATCTGTTCCAAGAGTCTTGGCTAAGCCATTTTCTATTGCACTCCAATCTTTAGTCGTGGCTAGACCTGCATGAGCTTTTGTGTAGTAAGAGATAAAAGCAGCCGCGTTCGGATGAGATTGCTTCCAATCCGCATCAGACATGAGTGCCCTGATCTGACCCATGGCATTTTGATACTCGGCCCAGACAAGAGCATTCTTGGCATATTGGAATTGCTGAACAAACATATCCCGTGCGTCTTTAATAGGATCCATCCAAGGACGATCTCCAGCAAAGCCACGGGCTCCAGTCTTACGCTTGAAATGCTTCTCTTGTCCTACGATATTAGTTGTAGTATACGCAGCCTCCTCTTTCAGAGCTTCCATAATAGCCTGAGCACGAGGATCATCCTTGCCTAAGAGATCTACAAGATCGTAATAGGCAGTCTTGAATGGAGATCCAGAGGAGTCCCCCTCGGCATAACGAAGCTCGTCTACAATTAGATCATTGAGCAGATTTTTATCCTGAAGATGTTTTAAAGCCTGTTTAGCTCTACCACGGGATCTCTCAGCAATCTGCCATACTGGTTTACCTCGGGAACCATCCTTTCTTTTCTCGTATATGGCAATTTTCCATGGACCCTCCCATCTGGCAGAGAGATAGGCATCCTCTGCTTTAATTGGTTTAAGTCCCTTCTCTGCACGAGCTTGGTTCATCTTCTCCAGAACCTTGTCGTACATTACGCGCATGTTGTCATATACGTTTATTACTTTCTCGGGTATGCCAGCACTACGCAATTCATCTGCAGAATAGCGAGTCTTGTTTGCCATCTCCCGCATAAAGATATTATGTAGCCTGAGAAGATTCTCTTTATTCCGAAGCACCGGATATGCTAATTCCTCTACAGGACGTATCCATTCACGAATAAGATGCTGCCCACGTTTGAAGCCATCATCCAGATTTCTATGCGCCCATAGTATGACAGGATTCTTGTTTAAGGCATCCTTGAATACGGCACCAGGCACGATCTTCTTGACAGGACCCACGTCCGGAGCCGAGCGGAATTCATCCAGAAGCTCTGGAGTCAAAGGTTTAGTAGAGTCTATTAAGTCAAGTCCCTTGATCCCAACCTTCTCGAATACGGACTGTTTGGCATTAATATCGTCAGTAATCTTGACGCCATCCATGTCTTTACGTTGTTTGGTTAGATCTGTTACGAACTTCTTCGCATCTTCCTTAACCTTAAACGGATTCCAACTGCCTTTAGCACCACCTCGTTGGGATTTAGGAACTCCCATGGGGATAACAACCCTCTCAGGGAATTTGTGTATCTTTAGTCCGTTCTCGGATAAAATATGAGTATACGGAAGATCTCTCCCTAGGATTGCCTCTTCATCCCGGATACGAACCGGCATTAAGTCTACGCCATTTTCAATAAAGACATCAGCCCTATGGCGGCCCTCGTGACCGACAACTTCCGCCGCAGAAGCAGCATCACCGCGCTTTGCTATGAACAAATAAGGAATGTCATTAAGTCCCTTTTCTGACTGTATGCCTTTACGAATAGAGCGGCGTTTTTCTTCTGCCATCTCCCCGAGACGTTCTTTGGGGCGTTGATAAGCTAGATCCAGGAAATCCTGTGGTTTCATGAAAACCAGAGTTTCCTTGGAGTTCGGATTTAGAGCATGATGCTCCGCCGCGAACATTTTGGCTTCGCTAAAGGTGCCTGCAAATTTTCTCCACAAAGCAAGTTTTCCGGCTTTCTGGAGAATATCCGTAGCCTTGCCTATACCCAATAGATCTTGACTTATAGCCCCACGTTGGGATTTAGGAACAATGAATGGGTCTTTAAGACCAGTAGGAGAACCCGGAGACGCGGGCTCTTCGGGGAGTTTTACAGGAACCTCACCCATGCCCTTTACACTCTCTGCATAAGCATCCATCTCTCTGGATGGAGTTATCATGCTGGGAGTCTCTTCCGCCCGGTATCCCATTTCAATAGGGCCGGCTTTTCCAAACAATTCCCCTTGCCCAGTGCCCTCTATTCCAAGTTGTTTACCAGTTGGGTATTCGGATACGCGGCCTGACAAGTCATAGGGATTACGTACTCCAGACGTGTCAATACCTTGCCTGATATCTAAAGGCAAATCTAGTTGATGGATTGGAGGAGGTTGGGGAGGTTCTGGTTCAGGAGTAGGTTTCTTGGCCTGATCTATTTCTGCTAGTTTGGCGTTTTGGTCTACGACAGTTGTGGTTTCTGGAGCTTTCTTGGGACGACGGCCGGACCAACCCACCACACCACCTAAAATAGCTTCTGTAGCTCTAGCAGTCGGATCTAAAGGATTGAAGAACTGCTCAGCAACATCTTCATGTCCCTTTTGTTTAAGATATTGGCTGCTGACTACATCAGCCGCGCCGCCGGCAGCGGCATTTATTACCGCCCCCGTAAATGGACCAATACCACGTAAAGGACCTAAAGCAGCATTAGCAACAACTTGCTGTTGACCCACGGTTTGAGCCACATCTAATGGGAGTCTTTGGTTAAGTTCTTCCTGTAATCTTCCAGTCATGCCAGAAAGTGTTTGGGGAAAAACAACGGGTGCTGTTGGGCCTACCGCACCTGGTAAAAGAGACATTACATTTTCTATGACTTGACCGGGCATAGTTTGAGGTGTTGGAGCAGCTTGTTGAGCTTGTTGTTCACCCCATTTACGCCATGAGTCAGATTCGCGGAACATTTTATCTGCGAAATCTTTTGCCCCAAGTTGGCCTGCGACACCGCCTAATAGCATACCAGGTCCAGCCATGGTTTGCCCGGCAAAACGAGCAAGGCCCCTGGCAGAAGCATCAAATGCCTCACCAGCCTGTTCTGTGAATGTTCTAGGACGTGAGTATTCTTTTTGAAGAATAGACTCAATTTCAGCATCCGGCATATCATCCGGAAACTCAATTATATCCTCATTAAATTGAATATATTTTGGCATTATTCAATTCTGCCAGTAGCGGGATTAAACCTTCGTATTCTACCTGTATTTTGTTGAGTTTGTTGAGGAATCTGAGGATCTGCCGATGGAACAGGTTGAGCTTGTGGAGCAGGTCTAGTTGGAAGACCCTTTCCTATTTGAGATGGATCAAGATTTCCAGCATTACGAGCACCGGCTTTAGCGTTGTTTATTTCTACAATTTGTTGTTTGATTCTGGTTGATTCCGCGTTGTATATAGCAGCTAAACTGGAATCTCCTGCTTGAATGGCAAGGAACTCAGCCTCCATATAGTATTTAAGAGCTTCGTCAAGATTATTTCCCGATAGGGATCTTTTGGCTTGTTCTGCTTTAGCTTTAGCTACGGCTAGAGCACGGGAAGTGCGTTCAGCCTCAATAATCATTTGACGTTGAGTGTCTAGTTCGGACTGGAGTTTCTTCTCTCGGGCTTTTAGAGAGTTCTTGAAAATGGTATCCCTAAATGCATCCCATGTCTCTTTGGATTCAGCAGCAGAGAACATATTGGCGGCATGTCCCTGCGGCATTTGAGTCTCTGTTGCAAAGCTCATCAGTTGGTCTCGAATGGAGGGATTCCATTCCATACCTAGAAGAGACTTTTCCACATAATCACGGAATTTCTGTTGAATCTCGATACGATTTTTATCTATGTCAAGTTTCTTACCTTCCGCTGCTTTAGGGACTCCAACCTCTTTATCTACATCCAAACCAAATTGTTGCCGCTGATTTTGGATATCCATTCCTTCCCCAGCACGGATCTTATTGGAGATATTAACTCCGAGATCCTGCATTACATAGGGATGTTTTTCTCTGGACTGTTGCATCTCCATTTCCCGCATTTGGTTCTGGAGATTTGTAGATTGGAGATTTGCCTTTTCCTGTTCTTGTTGGTGACGCATAAGCTGGCCTAACAGGAACGAACCCTGTCCTGGACCAGCGATATCCATTAAATTTTGTATATTACCTTGGAAGAATGGAAGTGCCATATTAGCCCCACATATCGTCTAGCCAACTCCAGAGGTCTTTTATGCCACCTCCGATAGCCCGGATGTCATTTATGATCCCGGATACAGGGGATTGTCCACCCTGTTGTCCTGCCCCATACGTAAATGGAGTATAGAAACTATCCATCATCCTATTGCCTTGACCCATGGCCCCTAGAGCCACAGCAGAGGCATTCCTACCTAGGGAAGCACCTTGTTGGAGTTTGTCTCTGTAGTTGTTCAGACCTTGCATCATGTAATCTTGCAGGAGTTGACTACGACTGGTGTCATTACTTAAGTTCCCTGCCTTTGAATCTGTTCTCAGAAGTTGATTTTGGGTTATACGATTCAGAGCCTGTCCTTCGGGGCCCTCCAACCATCCACTTGGGTTAGTGAACGTATTCATGAGTTGCTGCTCAAACGGAGCAGACTGACCAAAGATCTTGTCTGCCCATTCTATATATTTCTGACCAGTGGAGTTTTTATTATAAGCGTCAAATGCACGGATCAGCATATCCAAAATTCCAGGTTGCATTTGTTGCCCACCTGGTTGTCCAGATGGATTGGGGTTTATTAATTTAGATACCTGATCTAACCCAGTTCCAAGAAGAATAGATCCCAGGGACGTAGCAGGATTAAATGCTCCTGAGAAGGCCCCAGGAGCCGCCATGGACATTCCAGCTTCCCCAAGTGAAGCTAAGGGAGCACCCCCAGTAGCTGCACCCGGTAACAATGATTGCCCTAAAAAGTTTTCTATCACAGAACCTCCTGCCGTAGACCCTGTAGTGACTGCTGTGGTCGGAGCAAATGCAGCAGACAATCCTGCGCCAAGCAGCGGCCATGCATAGCCGTAATCATTCAGGAAGTCCTTCTTCTCCCAGGTGATCGGCGTACCGGCATCTGGAATGTACTGGTCACCGGCAAGCGTATAGCCGTACTTCATGCCGGAGTTATCACCCGTCTTCTCGGAGAAGGAGAGCAGGTCACCTGTCAATGGGTCGAACTCGAACTGGTAGTTGCTGTTGCCAAGCAGGCGGGCAATGTCGCTTTTCATCGTATTGCCGAACTGCGACAACGGACCGAAGTCCTGTCCTCCCGTGTACTGGAACCCGGCAGGCGCATAGCCATATCGAGTATCACTATCGCCCATTGTGAAGCCGAAATTGCCGGCAAATGGCAAGAAGTCACTCTTGCTGAACGTGTAGGCCATCTCAGTTCCCCCACCAACCAAGCAGGCCCTGCATGGCAGCCTGTCCGGACTGCAGACCCCTGTTCTGGCTGTTCTCGTAACCCTGCGCATAGGCAGGCGCCAGTACATTGAATACGCTCTGGTTCATGCGGTCCATCGCAAGACCTGAGATTGAATCATCCCCCTCGTTGTATTGAACATAGGGGAATTGCTTAGGATCTCCAGTAGCCTGCATCAGAGACTGTCCAGAGTTCCCTATGGAATAGGGAGTTAGATTAAAATTAGCAGTGGTGGGGAATGAGTATGCCATTAGTCTACCCAATAGAATCCTGAGATAATGTATACCTTGTCTATGGCAGCACCGGATGTTGGTAGAGATATACGTCCTCTATCCGAAGTGTCAAACAAGGCATAATTTAGTACCGCTCGATCTGTTACATTATAGATAGTAAGCGGGGGCTCGGCCATACCAGAGACAACAGCAGACACATAAAACGGGAGAGTTATGTATGGCGTAGCACTCCAAGTAGGGGATATTCCTGTATAATCCAGTTTTATGGATACGAAGCATACCTTACCGCATAACTGGTACATCCCTACTAAGGAAGCGGGGGCAGTTACGTTAGTCAGGGTTGGGGTATACGCAGAGTATCTAAGTCCTTTCTCAAGGATCTTGCGAGCGACTTCTGGATTACTTGGGAGTTGAATCTGCATTAGTTTAGATGTTTATTGAAAGCGACTCTTAGGGAATTATGGGCCACTCCGGACATACCCCGAAATCTAACTCTGAAAGCCACTTGTCGTGCCAAACATAGATTAGTCCACCGGACAGGATACTCTTTACCTATCGTAGTGGGATTCCTTAATTGCAGGGTTGTCCAGTTACTGTAGTCTGCATTCTTAGTAAACGCCAGTTCTACAGTGTTATCTCCATAGTCCCCAACAGCATCTACCGCTTTTATATGCTTCCTGTTTGTCGTATCCAAATCCTGAAGATCTGTGTAGAACTCAGCAGTAGAGGCAGCAATTCCTGGTTGTTTTGAGAAGAAGGTGTATTTAACGGAATTGGAGGTTAACTCCATTTTCGTCACTGACATGGTGGAGGAGAGTTGAGTACCTTCGCCTGATACATACCCAGTTGTGGCATAATCAGTTGTCCAATAGTCGGTTCCGATAAATGAACCGCTGATGTAGATTGGCCTTCCACCCATGTAATTGAGCAGGGCGTAACTATTGTAGAGTTGATTGGCGTCACTTCTTGCCCATTCCCACCAGATTTTAGCCTTTTCATTGAAAACGAATGTCCTATACGTTAGATCCGCAGTTTGGATTGTCATCGCAAAGGAGACATTTCCATATATATCTATCATTCCCAACGTAGCAGAATTGATAGCCTGTGGGTTACCTACGTCCAGTTCGTTATTCAACAGGAAATTTAGGTAGTCATCAGAAATCTTTTCTGCTTGGAAATTACGTATACGCCAGACAGCTAGTCCAGAGTTAGGAGCTTGTCCGATGAAATAGATGTCATCTCCATCTGCTATGGTCTTGGTTTGGTCAATAGCACCAACCTTAATAGTCAAGTCCTCATGTCGGGAAAATGGAGAACCAATCTTATTGGCGTTATTATAGAAAAACTCTATACTGGACTTACCTAAACAACAAATTGTGTTCTTATGCTTATGAATATCAATTAGACCGTCAGCCTCGATCTCAGGTACAAAATAGTCCGTAGAGGTAGCAAATGTCGTATACGCTCCTTGCCCACTTGTAAAGACTCTACCTAAGGTAAGATTACCTATTACATGGTATCCGTCCACAAACAGACTTTTGAGGGTAGCTCCATGAGCCAAAGTAACTAAGGCACTTGAGGTAGTCAGGGAATCTGTTGTGTCGTTATACGTATATGCGTAGTATCCCCCGCTATTAGAGAAAACTCCCGCAACTATTGCATGTCCGTTCCCACTGTAATCCATAACCTTCTGCATGGACCTGAATATGGTATCCGAGGTTTCATGAGTCTCTCTGAGAACCACATCCCCAGATGTCTCCAGACGATAGATGTATTTGTCCTTGGCAAAGAGGTATGTTTCTCTATCAAAGCAATTGATTACTCCTGTCGTAGCGGGAGTAATCCCTATCGTAGTCTCCAAAGTTACTAGAGGAGGGGCTTTCAGAAGCTTAAAATCAGGTTTATCCCCAACCATGAATTTAGGTTGTGGAAAGCAATTTATATACCTCTGGCCCTGTTGAGCTACCCAGTTCCTCGTATGCGAGGTATATGTTTGACTCCCCACAGCGGGGATATCAAACACATTATGGGTACTGACCTCTGGTTCTTTGGTGTATGCCATTAAACGTATCTAGGAATGATAAATAAAGAGCCCTCTTCTTGATCGAAGGACTTGGTTTCATCCAGAATATCCTTGGCTTCTTTATTTAAGGCAGCACGTTCTGCTGGAGGAAGTCCATATGTAGGAGCTAACCGCACAGCCAGATTATAAATAAGAGCTTCATGCCACTCGACAGGAAAATCAGGTTCGTCCGTAGACGAGTTCATATCCTGGAATGGACGTTGATAACGAAGATATAGAGTCTTGGTCTGCCAGTATGTGTCTGGCCTGGGCCAAAGGGCAATCCTTCCTGTGGTACGGAGAGGTTGATAAAACAAATGTACTGGAGCACCAATCATTGTCTTATCTGAGAGATTATTATAATCAGTCCAGGTATAGATGTTTAGTTCAGTTTCGTCACTAGCATCTCCACGCAAGGCTTGCAGAACCTTGAGGGGTTTGTCTAATTGATTGATGGCTTGGCTAGGTCCAATATTAACTTCTGATGCAGACGCCCAGAATGACAGAGGAATCTCGATTTGAGTCGTAGCCCAAAGAGGCATTCCTAATGTCTGGAATTTCTTTATCATTGGGTTTAGGGCGTCTATCCCCACCTGCAAACGAACATCATCCAGAGTCTCATAATCTCCGAGAGCCCCAACCTTACGTAGAGCATCCCTGATTATGGAGTTTCTGGATGAAGTCCAGGTATATGTCCCGGAAGTTGCCATTAGACCCAATCTCCTGCCACAGCTTTAAGGTTTGCTTTAGCATTATCAAATGTGGTTTGTGCTGAAGTACGAGCATCCTGCAAAGACTGTCTCTCTGCATTTACTGCGGTTAGTCTTTGTTGGAGACTTTGTAGATTATTATACGCCATTTCTACTGCTCTGGCTGCTTGAAGAACGTCAGCTAATGTACTCATATTAAAAATCTACTGTAGCATTCATTGTAAAATTAGTTGGTCCAGCCACAACATTGGTACCTCCAATATCAGTAGCAATTCTAACGGATACTACTCCGGATGTTGTTCCGACTCCTGAAATTCCAGAGCGGGAAACATACCATTGTCTTGCAGTACTTAATGCTAACCAAGTACCTAAACTTGCGCCACTTGGAGAAGTACCACTGACATAATCTGCCCTGATATAATAATTATTACCTATATTAGCTGTAATTGGTGATCCCCATGCACCAGAATTAGACCCATTACTGGAGATAGATGCATCACTATTAAACTGCATTCTGGCAGTAGAATCAGTTGGATAAATGGAAGTTTTGCTATAAATAGTATCTCCACTAAATCCTGGGGTAAAGGACGGAGGAGAACTTACTTGGTATACTTTCCTTGCAGCAATTCCGTCATGAACCCAAACTTCCTGAACAGTTCGTGTAGCTGTACCGTCATGGACATGAACTGCCGTAACAGTTCTTGTCGCAGTACCGTCATGTACGTGGAAAGTCATATCACCAGATTAAACAAATATCACCTTGGGACATCTCCGGGGGTGATCCACTTTGTTGAACTATAATTTTTCCAAGACCATTATTACTAGAAAAACCACGTCCAAAAATACGCCCTTCTACTGTCATAGTAGCCGATGGGGCATCAAACGCCCCAACTATAGCATATCCTGCCCCACTATTTTTACCTATATTTAATTTAATGCCAGTTTCAGATGCCCATATTCCCCATAAACCAGTATCATCGAAGGTTATACCACCGCCGTATGGACCTGTTACCTTGATTGCTGTTGCTCTATTCGCATTTGGATCAAATGTGCTTGATGTTGCCACAACCTGCCCAGTAAATGACGGGGAGGCTAATTCAGCTTTATCTGTATTTAGATTAGTAAAGTTATTGTCTACCTCAGTGAAGGTTAAGGCAGAACCCTTTACATTACGAAGTGTGATAGAAGTCATTATGAGTTAGTCGAACGAGAAGTTTCACACCACTGTGATACAGCAGCATTATACATTAGGGTTAATGTTGTTCCTCTGATACCAAGTGTGAAATCAGCAGCACCTGCCAAATTTATATTTCCTGTGAGGTGTTTAACAACAACATCTCGGGCATCGTTGGCGCATCTAAGAACTATGACTTGCCCCTCCCTTGCCCAATTAGTTGTTATTGTATCCAGATCATCTGTGGCGCCGGCAGACTCAGTATCAACAATAATCAAAGTAGTTTTAGGATTTGCAACAGTTATAACTCCACTGGCAATCGTGGCTGCTTCAATCATTGGATATCCATCATACTCCCATGAATTATTATCTGAGGCAGTTGTAAATGTAACCATTGAATAAATATCACCAGTACGCACGCGAGGATTAACCATACGGGATAGGCGTACGTGATTATATTGAGATCCAGTGTCAAATATTGCTACTTTACCTGTAGTATTGATCTCATCAATCTGTGAAAAATGAACATAATTATCTGTAGCACCAGAACGAAATCTTACTGCCTGACGCACATTCCGTACATTCCTAACTATTACATTTACAAAACTATTGTTTTTACAATTTGTATCCAGATTAAGTCCGCTTTCACCTGGATAAGTTCCCGCATTACTTGATGCCATATCTATATAGATATTTGAAGCAGACATGTGTTCCATATAGGAAGCCTCGAATCCTCCCTCGCAATCAGAAATTCTTATATTCTGAAGAGTGCAGTATTGAGTTTTAGCAGCACCATCATCGTTCCCAAATCCTACTCCAACAGTGCAATTAGAAGCATCACAATCTGTCATATATCCATAACGACAATCATTCTTGAATTGAAGACCATAACCAGGACTAGCTACTCCATTATCCTTGGATAAACCAGTTATAGAACATCCTGTATACCCACAATAATCTACTTCTGCAAATAACATTCCATTTGCAGCATTTCCAAGTCCATCAGCCGAAACTCGATTCAAGACACAATTTTTATGCGTTGCCGGATTAGTTGCGTATATCAAAACTGCTGCATTTTTCCAATCAGTTATATGAACGTCTTCTATCAAAACATTAGATGTATCCACTATGGCAATACCATGATTGGCACTGGCATGGGCGTACACAGAATGCTTACAATTTATCGTAAATCCTTTAAGACAATATCCGACACTACTCGCAGCACCATTTAAAAAAGTCCCATTCCCATCTAAATGTTCTAGAACTGTGGCACGTTTCCCCGCTCCAATTATTGCCCATGATTTTGTCCCCGCTCCCATTTGAATATTACGACAACGAATTGTTCCTGGAGGAAGAAAGAGAATACCGCCGTTTGCCTTTATATAAGTTACTGCAGCAGTCATGGCCGTTGTATCATCGGTGGTCCCATCAGCTACAACACCAAAATCCTTTGCATTAATTAATTCAGTGAATTTCTGTTTAACAGTGCGAGAAGTCGGGCCGGCTCCGGCAGTATAGATATTCTCGTCTACGTCATTTAACCATGACGAAACGATTACAGTCTCTCTATCTACGAAATTAGTGGTAGCCATTATTCATTCCATGAAACATTTTGCCCTGCTATGGCTATTCCAGCTATGGCAGGCATATAGATAGTAACTGATTCTTCATTAGAGTATGGTACGTCAATATTCTCATCCCTGCCCTTAAGAAAGTCCAGCGGATGCCGTGGTTCCCAATCTGCTTTACAAACATATTCACCATCCCACCGAAGTTTAGTTTCTTCGGCACGATACTTAAATCCACATACAGGACAGTGATACCACCAAGAACCAGCTTTATATGATTCCATTATTTATCAGCTTTTTGTTTAAGTTCTGTACGAATTTCTCGAAGTTCGTGGAGAATTTCGTTATGAAGTTCTCTGATCTCATCTCTTGGCATATATGTCCTACCAACTTCCTCCCTGAGTCTAGAAATGTCCCGCCTAAGATCAGACATAGCAGACCATAATTCCCGGAGAAGCCACCCCCCGACAAGAGCACCTATATATAGAAGGTAGACTGACAATTGTTCCCAAGGCATATTATCCCCATGTAATTCGTGTGGTTGTTGGAGTAGCTTTGTATCCAGTAATACTATCAGCAGATTCTGCCTCTAGGGCGGGGTTAACTAGACGATGTTTTGGAGCCCAACGAATTGGTCTTGCTGAAACAGTCTCAATTACCTGTTTAAGTAAGTATCCTTGTGGAAGTTTGACAGTAAACGCTTGTGCAACATTGGTTTCAAATGCTTGATTTAATACCTTGCCACGAGACGGACGAACTATCTGAGCAGAATCAGTATTTGTAGCTTGTCCAATCTGCTTGACTTTCCTCTTACCTATCGCTATGGCTGAGTTAGTCTCTATGACAAACTGTACTACGCCACCAACCGAGAAGTTGAATGCAGTATCTGTCTCGACTACTTGCCCAATATTCCTACCTTTACGGATCGTAGCTTGTGTAGCAGTATCCGTTTCGGAAGGTTGACCAATTGCTTTTTGCTTACGTTTTGTTGGAGAGAGTCCAGTATTGGTCTCTATAGCTATACCAAGAGTGTACTTGCGATGCTTGGTAAAGGCTTGGGCAGTATCAGCCTCAGCAACTATAGTAACCGGAATCTTTCTACCACCACCCAACGATTGAGCAGTGTCGGTTTCTACGGATTGATTTACACCCTTGACTTTAGCCTTGGACAGAGCAAATCCGGAATCAGTCTCCGAGGCTTGTCCAATCGCATATGTACTTCTTGGAGTTACTATTTGTCCAGTATCGGTTTCCTGGCTCTGACTAATACCCTTGGCTTTACGCTTAGTTATAGTTAGAGAAGTGTGTACGTCAGTTGCAGTATTTACTGCGATGATGTACTGAGCATTGCGAGCAAAGTCGTATGCCCATGGGAAACCAAACGGACCTATACCAGATACATCAGCATTTGGTCTTGGGCCAACTATGGCAACTGGTCTAGAAGTATTGGTCTCTACTGCCTGACCAACAGATATAACTGTATTATTAAATGGAAGGGCTGTGTCAGTCTCTAGGGATTGGCCTATCGCTTTCTTCTTGGCCTTTCCTATTGCTTGGGAGGTATTTGTTTCAGTAATCTGTCCAAGCAGACGAGTCTTTTTCTTACCTAGTGATTGGGCCGAGTTAGTCTCTATTGCCTCATCACCGAAATGCTTCTTGCGCTTTCCAACAGGGTTAGCTGTATCAGTCTCTACAGCTTGTCCAATCAGGATCGAACCAAATACAACTAAAGTCTGAGCAGTATTAGTTTCAGTGATTAATCCAATACCCTTGACTTTCTTCTTACCCAGTACTCCGGAAGTATCAGTTTCCGAAGCTTGATTTGCTAAAATTCTATCTGCTAATGGGAAGAGACTATTGGTTTCAATAGCCTGCCCAACTGCAATAAGTTTATCTTGTAATAAAGTAGTTGCTGTATTTGTCTCTGAAGCTTGCCCAATACCCTTACGCTTCAGTTTACCCATCGATCGGCCAGGATTGGTTTCCGCGGCCTGACCAACAGCAATCTGTTTGGATCTATTTGCTACAAAATCATAATACCCAGGGCGATTAGTTACTCCAATGCCGGATACATCTGCCTGGAAACGATCCTTTATAACTACTTGGGCAGTGTTGGTCTCGGATGCCTGACCAACGCCCTTTTGTTTCTTTTTACCTATTGCCTGAGCAATATTATTCTCGGCCATTGCCTGGCCGACAGGAATAATCTGCCCACCGCCCTGCTCTACAGTAAACTGTTGAGCAGTATTTGTCTCAGTAACCTGTCCTACTGAAACAATCTGAAAATCATGAAATGCGTAATTCCATGGGCGATTTCCAAGACCAAGACCAGAAACCTCAGCATCACTACGATCTGCCGCAGGGACTTGAGGAGTTATTACTTGGGCAGTATCAGTCTCTGAGGGTTGCCCAAGTAACTTGTTCTTTTTCTCTGTTAATGCACCGCCAGTATCAGTCTCAGAAGGTTGACCAATAGCCTTCTGTTTCTTTCTGGTCATTGCAGAGAGACCTGTATCAGTCTCGGATGCCTGACCTACTGAACGTGTTTCTGCTACATTCTCTCTTAATCTGATGGTACGCCAGGAATAATGATCTGGACCGCCTGTCAGAGAATAAATCGGAGAAGCTTGCTCAGTTGGTGACGCTACTAGACGGCTTGCAACCGTCATAGAAGCATCTGATCCTAGAGTACTAGCTCCAGTGCCATTTTGTGTCCAACCATTCGCCGTACCTAACGATACTGTATTATCGTCTGATGTTTGAAGAAGTTGGACAAGAAAAACATTACTATGTGTGGTTGTAGTATTGGGAGGCTGTGGAGATGAGGATGTTCCTAAACCACTACTATTTCCACTTGATGTTAAAGTTACTGGATCTGATGGATGCCAACCAACTGAAGATCTATAAACTACAGCTAACGCATAAAGGCCCCCTCCATTAGATGCGCCAGTATTCCATGTAATACTTGGATTACTTTCTGATGAACCGGCAGTTTTATGGTAGCAGTTGGTATAAATACCCGCCGCGCCATAATCGAATCCATTTAAACTTCCAACCTCAGTATAACCACTGGGCGCAGTAGTGATCGAGGGGGTGGGGGAGTCCTCCCCATTCCCTACCAACAGTATGATACGGTCGCCGCTCTGTATACCCGATGGAAGGGTAATCGTCAGCGTCGTTGAAGACGCTGTTGCTGAGAATTGCGGCGTTCCGACTAGTGAGACTGACATCGGACGCCTTGGCTACTTAAGCGATTGCGATTACGTCGCCAGTAGCAGGAGTAGCGGGTAGAATATCGTTAGTATGGAGAGTTAAAACTGTAGTTCCAGAAGTAGCAGTGTTAGCAGTAATCCGTGCTCCACAACCACGTAGAGCCAAAGTTGCCGTATCCGAAGTAAAGAATGCTCTACGTCCAGCAAGAGCATTGGCACCCACTGAATTGCCTCCACCCATCGTATTAATAGTAGATAGAGTGATTTGAGTAGTTGTATTTCCAGTAGAATTTACTGTACCATACATCATCGTCTTAGCCGATGCATTGAGTACGTCTGATACAAATTTAGCTTGAGTATACGCCTGGATTGTAACATTCGCTGCATTAGTATTCTCAAATGTAAATGCTACATGATCGTAATTGGTATCCCCAGCCGTAGTCACATAAGTCCAGAATCCCTTTCCCTCGTGAGTAGCTGTCGTATTACCGGCTGCAGCTTGAGTACCTCCATCTCCGGTGACGAATACATTCGTAGTACCAGTCGTCACCGCCGTACCATCGGTTTTATTCAACAGTTGTGCGCCAACAATCTGGCTTGCTGTATTCTTAAACATTACTACTCCTTAATCAATATATTGATTAGCATTATGAAATATTGCTGCAGATACCCCACCCACAAACGGATCTGGCGTTGTATCCATGAGCAGCAGACTGCCAGAATTTCCAGCGCCGCCACCGGATCGCGTGAATGTCGCCGTTCCAGTCGAGCCACCAACCGAAAGTGCTTTGGATGAAACATTGAAAGCGACAGTCGATGATCCGTCCACATGTTCTGTGAATGCCGCATCGTGTGTCCACGCACCCCAGTTGTTCGCATAGGAAACCGCAATCCACAGCGAATTGTTGTAGCCACTCGTCACCGATGGCGCGATCTTGCCATCGTTGGTGTCTGGCGTCGAGAATCCTGTCGCCTCAAACGGATTGCCCGTCGCGTAGGCGCCGTTCCAGCGCGTGATATAGCCACTGCGGCCGAGCGAATTGGTCCACGACCACGTATACGATCCAGACCCGCCGCCAGCCACGCGATACCAGTACGTTAACCAGTGTTCTTGCACGCCACCTGTGTTGACGTACTGATCAGAAATCAGGGTCCATCCAGAGGGCGGGCTCAGTCCGGCAATCGTATCTGACGTTTCGGCGACGTAGATGTGCGCGATCAGAATATCGTCGTTAGTCTGACCCGATGGTGCCGTGATCGAAATTGACGTAGCCACACCATACGAGACATTCCCGGATGCGTTAACGAAAGCTGCCATTGTTATTGATGCCTGTAAACAAACATTTTGGTCGTGCTCGCCGTACCATCAGTACAGGCCCACACCATTACACCAAAGGCATGGTTGGCATCGGCCGGAACAGCCCAGCAGAACGCATGATTGGCATTGGAGTAGATAAACGGGTCCGGCGGCGAGTGCCCGCCACCGAGTGTCGTCCATGTCCCGCTGCCTGTCGGGTCTAGCTTCGCAATCGCGCCGGACTCGTGGATGGCAATGAAGGTGCCGGAAACCGGATCGCAAACAATACGGCCCTCGTTGCCTCCGGTATCCGTTGCCACGCCAAACGGCGAATTCGGCATTGCCGTTACAGTGCGATCGGCATTCAGGCGCCACCAATGCACGTTGTCCGGGGAGTTGCCGCCGCCAAACACTGCGCAGTTGTGGACTGCAGAGTAGGACGCCACGGAGTGATAGACGTTGCTGCTGCCGGATACAGAGATATACGGAAACCACGACGCATTACCAAGATCGTAAATCTGGATGCGGTTGTTGCCACTGTTCCAGCAGACGATTGCGCCACTACCCGCTGAGCCGGTCATGCTGCCGGACCAGAAGCAATTGCCCTCAAAAACTTGCACATAGGTTCCGAACGACGACAACGTAGACCACGAGTATTCTGTTGGACTCGCCTGGTAGACCGTGTTGTCGTTGTACGGCCTGTGATACAGCACGCCTGTAGCCGGGTTGAGTATATTCCCGTCGCCACCGTGACCTGTTGTTCCGAACGCACTGACGTTACTGTTCACGACGTACCACGAATGGTTTTGTTCCCTATAGGCAACGTGAACATACGGATAGGAGCTTGACCGCTTGCCCTGAAAATGCGCAGACGGACCAGTTACACCGCCGATGTTTCTAGAAGTCGGGTCCCAGCCACAGTCGTTGCTCTGCGTGCAGATCACTGAACCGCTCTGCGCCAACGCGGTACCCATGTTTGACGCCTCAGAAAGCTGCACCCACGACCCTGCCGTCATCCCGGCAATGGCCTGCGCAAGCACTGTCGCCGGAGGACTGCCAACCACGACGTTAAAGGCATTTGACGTAAGCGCCATTTACAGCCCCGGCAGCGTGGTTGAGAGTTGACCCGGGAACGGAATCGGGTTCTGGCTGACGATCAGCTCGCTGTAGTCGATGTAGGCGTCTGTCGGATAGTTCGGGTTTTGCTCCCCGGTTGCCGTGTAGATCAAATTTGACAGCGTCACGGCGTTCCATCCCGTGCCAGAACCCCATGCACCGGATTTTGTGCGCGAACCAAACAGGGCCAGCCCGCCTTCGGTGTCGTCCAGCGCCGTATCGCACAGCAATCGAGGCGCCGAACCATGATGCGCGGCCCACATTCGCCCTCGATCGTTGGCAAGATCTAGCTCTACCTCAATTACTGTTTTACCGCCACGCAGGAAATAGATGCCAGCCACAGCGGCATTGAAATCAGGCACGCCCTGACTGTCCAGAGTTGTCTCTTGGCTTGAAGGACGCGGCGTCGTGTAATGGAACGGACCGTAACGCTGCTGCCATTGAGCGGCAGTCGTCGGATTCGACGGCGTGCCAAGATCGATCGCATTTTGGTATTGAAAGTCAGGCGAACCGCTCAAGCCTGTCCCGCTCCTATAGCGTTCCACGCGAGCGGCCGTTTGCGATCCGGTGTGACGATACGCAGTGATGAACCTCGTATTCTGGTCGTTGTTGACAACCCATTCGCCCTGTGTTGCAGTACCTGCGTGGTAATCAATGATGAAGAACTTGCTTCCGCCCATCGAGCCATCGCCGAGTCGCCACAGGTAGTTGACGTGCGCATCCACCCAGCACGTCACTTGGAAATAGAGCTTGGTCAGGAACGATCCTGCTGGATATTGTCCACTGATCACGTTCTTGTTGCCGTTGAACATCACGATCCAGTACTGATTGTCGATCGTGCCTGGGTCGCCGTAGTTGTTCTTGCCGTGCCATAGACGCAACGCCTTGCCCGTGGCTGCATGGCCACTTGTGGTCACGAGTTCAAACGCATTGGTGAACGTCGAGCCCATCGCTGGAGTTTTGTTGGCACCATATGTGGACTGATCATTGTATGCAGCAGCAGCGTCCGCGAACGACGACCAGTTCTGCGCATGGGTCACGCCAGTGCCTGTAGACCGCACTTGCCAGTCGTACTGCGCTGTTGGCACGATTTCAATGACGACGTTGTCCGCATTGCTGCCACCGCCACTATGAGTCAGGACACCATCCTGCGACAATGTGACGTTGGCTGTGGACAGCGATGTACCGCCAGACTGCACCATGTCGTAGTTGGTGGCATTCCATCCGGTGACGTGTTGCGTCAAGTCATACGGCATCTGGGATGTATAGATTGTTGGAACAGTAGTCCAGGATGGTCCTCCAGTTACTGTAATTGCATTTGCTGTATTACTATGTGAAACTTGTCCAATTGGAATAATAATAGGACCACTTTCTGAAATTGGACGACTAAAGTTAACTTCTTGGCTTTGTCCTAAAGAAATAAAGCGGGGCTTATTAGGACGGCCCCGCCCTATTTTCTTTTGAACTGACCATTGATTAAGCATTATGCGGCCCGATAGAAGCCAGCAGCAGCGATTTGTGCAGTGATATCAGAACCGTCAGGTGTTACGACGAAATCATGTTTAGTCAATGGGATGAGGTTAGCATCCGTACCTGCCGTAGTGTCTGCATCATAACAGACAATCAGAGCACCAACCGCATTACCAGTAGCCGATGTCCATGTAATATCATCCATGTCGATGTCTAACCTGTTATTGGTATCATCAACAGTCAGAGTGATATTCGCAGCAGCGACAGTCTTACGGCCCATGGTGCTTTGCTCGTTATTAGCTGCAGCTAACAGAGCTTGGACTTCATCATAGTTATTTAGTGTGTCATCACCTTCCAGACCTGAACTTTCTAGCGGAATGACAATAAGACGTGAGTTTGCCGGTGAGCCATCCTTAACATTCTGGACATATGCACCAACCCGGCCCTTGGCAATATTAAAAACGAAATCAGCCATTTATTTCTCCTAAGAGGCGTTAATTGTAAGTGTTAAAACTGAGCTTGTTAAAGTAGAAGCTGAGCGTATAATCAGTCCAAATACATCTCCAGGTTCTATGTTCTTTTCCCAGTTATTTAATTGGTCATCTGTATTATAGAATTGACCAGATAGATATGGGAAGTTTCCCCCACAGATTGTATCTGTAAATACCGGGATCTCTCCGTTTCTCTTGATAATGTCTAATTCAATGTTCCCACTCGGGTATCCAGTCAGAGCCCATCTTTTGATACGTCCGCGATAAGTTGCAGTGTAGAAAGATGTTCCTGATCCTGGAGTTAAAACACTTCCGCCATTATCAAGATTAACCTTGATTTCCTCTATTGGCTGGACTAACGAGACTCCTCTTCCACCTACAGTCATATCATGACACTACGTAGTTTAGCAAGACGTTCTTCCAGTTCCTTCTGTTTCTCTCTCAGAACTGTTTCATTTGCGGCCAGATCTGCCATTTTCTTAGCACAATCCTTTTCTTTACCTAAAGCCTCGGCGTTCAGTTTCTCTGCTTTTGCAAGCATTTCCTTGGCTTTTTGATATAGATCGGCGGCTTTTTGATTAGCCTCTTGTGCTTTGGCAAACTCAGCATCTAGAACTGCCTTACTTGCCGCCTCTGCTTTCGCTTGCTCGGCTTTGATTTGTTCTGCTTGGTTACGAGCAAGTTCCAGTGTTTTTTCAGCTAGAGAACGGATCTCCGCTGCTTTTGAAAGATCTCCAAGTCCCTCGCTGACTCGTTTAAGCTCAGCTTGTTTGAACTCCAGTTCTTTCACGGCAGCGGCGTATTTGTCTGGATTCTTAACCAGATCAAGAAACTCACTGACAGATTTGAAGTCCATTATTTACGTCCTTGAAGAATAGTTAAAGTTGCAGTTCCACTTGTATAGGTAGATACGTTAAGTCGTATCGCCCTTACTGGGAAAGCATAGTTCCCATCCTGATTAGTTGTTTCTGACGCAACAGAGGCATGGGGAAATGCAGTTGGAGTTACTGTGGAATCGAATACATCATCAAACGTATGTTCGACTGTGTATGTTAAAGATGCACCTCCAGACAACACTACACCAAAACCAATGTTGAAAGGAGTTTGGTACATATCCACGGGAATCCATGCAGACGCGGCCTGCGAACTAACTGTAACAACTTGTGGTTTCATGTACGTTCCTTATGGGGGAGGGGCACAAGGCCCCTCCGATTAGCTAGTTATAGTTTCGCCTGATGGAGCAACAAAGTACTGAATGACCACATAGCCAGTACCACCAGCAGTTGAAGAACCAACCGTGTAAGTGGATTTGACTACACTATCCGTAGTAAGCTTTGTTCCAACCGAAGATCCTACCGCTGTACCAGCAGCAACATAACCAACTGCTGTCGTAGCCATAGAAAACGCATTCAGGATACCATCAGCATCACTACCGCAAGATACTGTAACAGTAGCAGCAGCAGTGGAAGCATTGACTTCCTGATTTACATAAACTCCGACAATTACTGCGTCTTTGGGAAGAACGCATTTTTCAGTTGCATTATCCGTGCGAGCAATGGCAATGATCTTGGTTTGTAGCTCCCGAGGCTTTGGGTATGACAGAGTTACTGGCATAATTCCTCCTTATAGGAGGGGGCTTGCGCCCCCACCTTTATTAAGCACCCGGTGAGCCAAATAGACCGCGAGGATCTGTCCAGCCAAATGAGTAACGAGCCGTTGCCTTGAACTTGGCGTTCTCGGTATCGAAGTCATTATCGGTTCCGAACTCATCGCCACGCCGTTCAAAGTACTTCATGCTATGAGGAGCATTGGTACGGATGAACCATGCGTCTTGATCCGTTAGATAGTGGTTAACAATTACGCCACCACGGAACTTGCCCATTTCTTTCAGAGCATTCGGGTCGTTCAGATCAGTACCTACCCGGCCTTGAGCCTTGAGGATACGATGAGCTTCAAACTCCAGTTGAACCGGAATAATCAGCTTCTCAGGTACTAGAGAGATCTGTAGACCACGATCGTTCTTCAGAAGAGCGATATCGATACAGGCTTGTTCTAGCGAAGCTTCTGATAGATCAGAGGCCGTAACCAGTTCATTTGCCCAGGTTCCGCCAGCTACATTCGGGTGATCCGTAGCCAGAAGTTCCTTACCATCGCCACCAACATATGCGCTATTGAACGCACGATTGTAGACATTGGCACCAACAATCTCTTTGGTTTGACGCATTGAGAATGCCAGACCTTGAGCACGCCGCTGACCAACTACATCATACAGATCGTCTTCCATGATCTCGCGGGTAATAACAAACCCGAGAGCGTAGACGACATGCCTGTAGCGAGTCGTAAAGCCTTGCCGTTCTGTATCGAACGAGATTGGCATACCCTCTGGTTTCTCAATTGCCAGACCAAAGGAGGTTACACCAACATCCTCTTCCCAAGCACGCCGCGAGGTGTTCTTATCGAAGAGTTTGTCCCATTCAACAGGATATTCATTATAAGCCTTACCATACCAAGCATTTACGCCCGGCCATAGTGCCTTAGCAAAGCTGTTAGTGTTAATAGGCGTTGTCATGTTATTCTCCTATTAAACAGCAGCAGTGCTGGTTAGTTGAGTCACATTCCATTTAACAACCCAACGGGAATATGCTTGACCGCCTGATGCAAGTACATTCTCGTTATCTGGAGTAGCAACGAATTCCATCAGTTTGAATGGAAGAGTTGCAGTTGTTGCATGGGTTGTGGAATCGATTTGCATGCCGGAAGCGCCAGTGACAGTTGAACCTGCACCAACAATAATATCGACATTTTGACCCATATCCGTAGTTTCTAGGGGATCAGTATCACCATCCTCTTGGGCAACTAGCAGAACATTTGGATCATCACATACATATACAATACGCTTAGTAGAAGCACGGCGATATTGTGGAGTATTCAGATCTGCTGGATCTGGTTCAAAACCAACAACTACACCAACAGATGTATTACCTGCAGCAGATTGAACGACAGTGCGTAGACCCGTTGCAGAGTCGTTAGCACCATCCATCTTAACCAGATCGCCTACAAAGACGGCCGTAGGATCCGAAGCCGGAATTACGTACCGAGTGAATGCACCATTGTAAGGCGTACCGTTAAGATAGCGAAGTGGCCGGAAGCCATTCACTTTGTTAACATTTGCCATTTAGAAAACTCCTTAAAGTTCTCCGATGGCTTTATGCAGTGTTCTTTGATGAAATAGAAACATTTCCATAAGAGCCATCGAGTTTCGGATTTTTCAGGGCTTTCTCGGTCTCATCAACTCGCGCGGCTTTGGCTTTCTGATCCTCATCATACCATTCCCTCTTCTGTCTCATAAGGACGGCTTTCTGGCCGCCACCGACAGAGAGTACTTCGCTTGAGCCTTCAGCAGAACCCACATTAACGCGGGCGTCTCCGACTTTGTGTAGTCCTTTCGGAACTACCTCGTACCCTGATTCTTTGAATTGTTCGATCCTGTCTCCAGTTCCGTCATAGTCCACAACCCAACGATATTTATAGTTTGGATCTTCATTATGGACTTTGAGACGATTTCGTAGCCCCACAGGTTCACGTTTAGGGCGGCCACTTGGCGCTTTGGAAATAGCTTCTTTCATAGCTTAACTCCCTTGAATCGTTCGGGTTGAATTTCCACGAACTGTTTTAAGTAATCCTCTTTGGATACACCCGTTGCGACAATAGTGTTCATGACCCTCTGTTCCATCGGAGTCAGAAGTGACTCTACGTTGACAGAACCATTGCCTTTACGAGACCCGCCACTTTCGGGGTTTGGTGGAACTCGCGTACGTCCGAATTTATCTGGATAAATTTCTTTTATCCTGGTCTCCACGATAGTGAAGATTTCATCTGGATTATGACCTTCTCGGGCTAGACTTAATCCAATTCCATCGGCTACACTACGCATATTCTTATCTTTAACATACCAGTCATTCTTCTCTACCCAACGAACAAAAGCTTCGTTTTGTGGAACTTCTTCTTTCTTTGGAGGAGAGGACTTGAGATCAGCGATCTGCTCGTCGATTTCCACGACTTTAGCATGATCGTCTTCCTCAAGTGCCTTGACTTTCTGGGCTTTTAGGTCCTCGATAGCCCGCTTGTATGCGAGTTCTTCGACCTTCTTATTTTGATCGGCAAGGGATTGGAGTGCCCGTTTTAGCTCCTTTAGTTCCCTGCCTTGAGAGTCGATCTTCTCGAATAGAGGTTGGCGGTCCATAAAGTCTTCTGCAGTACGCCACCGTTTGCCTTCATTCTTGGGATCGGCTTCAAATTGCTCTTTTGGTTGCCATCCTAGTTCAATTGCCTGCTGTTCTACAGAATTTGTTTCTTCACTCATTTTGTTTCCCTGATAATGCAAACGACATCTTCATCGTTTATGACCATATAGGTCTCATGATCGTCCGGATCTACTACAGTCTTTCCGCTATATTTAGCAAAAGCAACTTTGTCTCCAACCTTGCACCATGGCCTGTCTAGGTTCTGATTACGGTTGAATTCAACGAAAGCACCTGGTCCAATAGAGATTACTATACCTTTATCGAAACCTGCCTGCTCTCTTTTCTTCTCGTCAGTATCAGCTATCATGATACCGAGTTTTGCTGCTTTTCTGTATGTAGGATCTGAATCCTCTAGTTTTTCTTGTTTGACCACAACTCTGTGACCACACGGGATTAGCATTAAAGTTCCTCCACCGATATGTTGATTATGTCTCTATACGCCTTGATTGTTCCTGCAATCTCGGCAGCTTTTATAGAGTCACCGGCAACTTCAACCAACTGCTCCAACAAAAGAATTACTCTACTTTTTAGTTCTTTTTCGATGGCTTCCGTGATTGGGTGGGTTTTCCAGTTTGCGAATTCTTCCCTAATTTTGCCTGCTCCTTAGCTTGAGACATCTTCTGATCATGCATGGCTTGATTCACCTGCATTTTATTTTGCGCCTGTGCTACGGCGATTTGGCCCTGGATTTGAGCTACTTGACTGTCCATTTGGGCCTGTTGCATCTTGTTCTGAAGATCCATTTGATTCTCTTGGGCCTTCATTGCAAGTTCCATTTCCTTGGTCCGCTGGTCCATAGCCATCTCTTGTTGTTTGGCCATGAGATCCATTTGGGCCTTTTGCTGGTCAATCTTGGCTTTTTCCTGAACAGCAATAAGTTTTGGATCTGGCGGAGGTTTGACCTGTGGTTGGCCTTGAGCCATACCAGGAATGAGTTTTTCCCAATTAGGTTGCTCTTGAGCTTCTAGAATCCGAATGGTGACTTGCAATGGATCTATTGTACCTAACTGGAGAAGGGGGACCAACATCATGGCTTTCTGAAGTCTTTCAGAGGCCGTAGAAGCTGTTGGATCCGCAGCCGGACAGATATCATACGATTCCTCGTTAAAATCATCTGGCCCGATTTGGTCGTCTAGGACGGCGACATATTTACTTTTCTGAAGATATATCTTATTGAGGCGATACATCTTCTTGAATTCTTTTTCGAGAGAACGATAGATCCGCTTGTAAATAGCGGTAAATACCTTCATTCCCTGTTCGATAGTTTCTTGAGTCGTGGTGGCAGGAGTATTCTGACCGGGGAGTTTGCCAGTAAAGATCTCAGCTACGGAAGCAAGTTCTTTACCTGACTGTACCAACATACCTAGAAGTTCAAATAAGACCTTGCTAGGTTCTTTAGTTGGGAGAGGGAGGATCTGCTTACGAAGATCGTCACCTACTGCATTAACTACCTTCCATTCTCCGGGAGCAAATCCACTTTCCCCCATTTTAATCCGAAGACCTTTACCAATCCACCCACTTTGCAGGTTATTTATGGTCCCTGCATCGATAAGTTGGTTGACAAGTGTGTTAACGGCTTCGTTTAGAGGACCAAGGAGATTACCAAACCCCATATCCAGGAAAGAACCATTAGGATTAGGGATAAAACCAAACTTTGTGTAGTACTGAATCGGATTTATCTCAACAACTTCTTTATCTTCGTTGAGAATGATGTCTTTTTCACTATATCTTGCTGTTATACGAGCAACTTTACCAGATTTGTAGTGAAAAGTGACTACATAAGGCTCTTTTATGCCGTCATCATCAAGATCCAGGTATGTATGTTGCTCAATGAACTGATATGGAGTTGTTTCTTGGACAGCAGGTTCTGTAGTTTTATCTGTAGCCTGCGATAAATTCGTCAGTGGATCAGAGGAGGCAGGAAGATCGTAATCTTTATCAAGAAAAATGCCCTTTTTCTTGTTCGCATCCACTGCCCTTGGAGAAAGATACAGGATTTCCGAGATTCTTTCCGCTTCATCAAGGGAATTTGCCCAATAATCTACGACTAGATTCTCTACAAAAATCAATTTTGAATGAATTTGTTCCTTAATTGGATCGTAAAACGTCTTTTTATACATGTTTCCGACGATGGCAGTGCTCATTAGGAGCTTATCCATGTCTTCATCCCAGTATGGCATGTCATATGTCACCTGGAAATTCATGTATGACGAGACTCTTTCTGCCTTTTTACTCTTTTCCCCAGTTGGATCTTTACCAAAGATCCTGGATTTGACTACTTTGTTGTCTCCAGGAACAAGAGATGGATATGCACGAGCAGAAAACTGCATTGCTGCAGTAGAAATGAGTGGGTATTTTACGTTGGAGGCATCTTTCCACGGGAAAGTTTTGCCCTCTCTGACCTGAGCGGCGATCTTCAGCCACTCTTCCATCTCACTTTCCCAATCTTTACGACTCTTCAGATCCTCATCAAAGGCTTTCTTACAATCAGAGCCTATTTTAGTAAGCTCATCCTCGTCGAGATTCTCCGCGATATTGGTTTGCTCGATAAGTTCGAGCGCCTTCGCCTGAAGCTCAGTATCCAGTGATTGCGGATCTTCCATCGAAGACGATTCCTGATTGCTGTAATTCAAGTTCATAGTCCTCTTCAGCTACTTCCTCATCGGTCTGTGCTTCAATCATTTTATCCACCAGCAGACCTAGATATGCTAAAGCGTCTACTTGGTCATCATGTCGTGCTCTTGGGAACTTCAGGAGTTCATCTTCTAGATGAGGATACCAATCCTCTTCCTTTGCAAACCTGACTCCTCGTGCCCGGACCCGTGCTTGGAAGGATCGTGAGCGTTGAATCTTATCCTTATTCCTGTGCTTCATCGGAATTACGTTGGGAAAGGTATTCTGGACAAACATCTCTTCCCGCAAGAATGGCCCAATAGCCTTGGATATCTGCATCTCCTCAATTCCTATAGCTTCTGGTTCGTAGGTTCTATGCAAGGCAAGGATTAGATCTACGATTTCCTTTCCATCTAGTCTTTCTCGTATTACATTTACAATATGGAGAATCCTGTCCTCATCCATTCCACCAACTATAAAAACTGTCCAGTCTGCTGTTTCTTCCTCTGAGATAGCCAAGTCTCCAGTAATATAGTATCTAAGGCGTTTCTTTCCATCATCCTTAGTACGTTCAACCAGATCTCTAAGCTTAAAGTAAGCCACGGAGTCATCAATGGGTTCATTCAGATATTCCTGTGAGTAGACATCTGATATCCCTTGGGAAAGATATTCCTCTCGTTTGGCAATGAAATATTCCTTTCCGAATCTCTCTGGCCATAGGAAGGTTGTCATTCTGTCATCGTGGGCGCGATATTTGACCGCTTTCCACATACCCCGATTTTTAAGAGAATATACTTTTAAACCTTCTTCCCGCGTCATCTTGTCCGCAAATCGAGGCATAAAACTCTCCAATAGAGAGTCCATATGAAGGATTGTACCCCAGATCCGCATTTTCCCACGCGGTGCCAAGAGAGGAACAAGTGCCCCGAAAAACCATCTTCTTAACTTGGTGCGACGATCTTTGTTCATAACAAGTTCGTCGTTTTCCAAGTCGTCCACCAGAACTAAGTTCGGACGCTTGCCGTTCCACAAAGATCCACGAAGTTTTTGCTCTGCACCTTTAGCTAATACACGAAATTTATGCCCATCACTGAATTGGGCTATGAACTCTGTCTCGGTGTCTTTCAGAAGTTTAACTGCACCCTTCTCATCCTTTGCCAGATTGAAGAGTTCAATGAGATCTTCGTTTTGAGTGACCTCATCTTTCATTGCTCCTACGAAAGCAGCAGCCTGAGACTCAGTATCAGAAACAACGACGCAGAAATCACTTTCTCGAAAAAGAAGCGAAGCCAGACCATAAGATATTGTCCCCGCAGTAGATTTCGCGTGCCCCCTGGGAGCAGCTACAGCAACATATTGGTAGTCTGAACACGCCAGGTCCCAGAGTTCATGGTGGAATTCTGGACTGGCTACTGATTCATCGAATCTCTTACTTAAGATTGATCCTACGAAGCCGGCTACTACGTCGGCCGTTAGTTTCATTTTTTAAATATCTTATGATGTTCTGAGAAATCGTCTGCCCAAGTATAGTTTATATTTCCAGCGTGCCAGACAAGTTTGGAAGCGTCATGATCTACGTAACAAGGATATTGACTCTTGGCAAAGAAGACTGTATCCTCAGTAGAATATGTCCCAGGTTTGCCATCTTTTCCGGGAATCCAGGTATGCAGGAATCTAGGTTCCTCCATCTCTTCCAAGACTCGTCTCTCCATAAGACAGAATCCGAATCCCATATAGATAACTTCCTCAAGCCCAGATGATTCTTTAGTAGTCTTCACCTCTCCATTCCTCCATGCCATGAACGGGGCTGGGGGAGTCCTGATCCGGTAATTACAACCTACGATAGGTTGTCTGCGGGCAGCCAGAATATGAAGAACTTGGGGATTAAACCCCATATCGTCATCGATGAACAGAAGATGGGAGGCATTCGATTTAAGGAACTCCCTCACCATCTTTTCTCTATTATGGGATACTCCAGTCCCTTCCCACATGAGAATGTCTATACTTTGTTGTTCCACCTCGGGAAAGACTCTGGTATTGCAGAAGTAGAGCATTAATCTCGCTAAGGATGTGGCGAACTGAGTCCTGCACATCCCCGAGGTTGGTATACCTACTGTTACGTCAAAATTCATATTTTATCATTAAGGATGTAGCTGGATTCCGGAACATTGGAGTATATGGTCCACCTTGGGCTATTCTGGGAACAACTCTCAATTCAACTCCAATATCCTTGAGTATTTTGTATCCTACAGAGATCTCCGGGGAAACAGTCCATCTGTCGTGTTTGACAGAGATGTTGGACTTTTGAGTTGGTTGTCCTAGTGGATACCAGTCTTTTACGTTAACCTTCCAACGAGCGTTGACTGCCGAGACTCCAGCCTGCCAATACCAATTTCCGTGAGTCCATCTATAGCTTAAGGTCAGACTAAGAAGGTCACCTTTGCCTGTAAACTCTGATAGTTCTCCGACAGTCTTTCCGGAGCCATAACTAGCGTCATCAGGATCACAAAGGCAATATGAAGTTCCTCTGACCAGATAATTTACCCTGCCAACCCAAGGTCCATGAACCATCCCTATAGACAAAGCAGGGGATCTATTTGTCAGTTCATGGGGATATCTGGATTGCCACCAAGTGCCGTCTGGTGGGGATGTAAAGATCGTACCGCCGACTAAAAGTTCAAACAACATCAGATTTCTGGTTTGAACATCTTAATAGGTACGCTAATAAACCCGTCTGAGAATACAGAAACTACATTATCTTCATGGATAAAATAACATCCCTCGGCCTTTTTATCGCGCCGGGGATCGTGGTAAACTACAAAAAGAGAACCATCTGGACAATCCCTTTGTTCATTGTAGAGACTTAGGGTTTCCTTGGATTGAGGGTGCGTGGCTACTGAAACTACCTTGGCGTAGACGGGAGTGACAAATAAAACAGAAAGTAACAGAGCCCTAATAAGATTAACCATAACTTACCTACTCCTTTCTCTCCTGCTTCTCTGGGATTTGAGGCTTCCATCTCGGTTTCGAGCAAAGGACATATTGCTAGAAGCAGATACAACACGCAAATTGCTGCGAGCATTGGAACCTCCTTTGGATATAGGAATAGAGTGGTCCAGTTGCTTAGATTTGTCTCCTTTACGGACTAACCCATCCTTTATAGCATCTCTACGGGCAACAACTCTCTTTACCCGATCTTTGAGCCTGGAACGCTTTTTGGTCTTTTCCCATTGGGCCTCGCGCTTATTCAGTAGTCGCGCACTCCGTTTTTCTGGAATGGCACGACTACTGCCCTCCTTCTGGAGTCTCTTCCCCAGATAGGTAACGAAATGCTTTTAAACAGAGCATAGGATTATCCTTTAAATATCCAATTCCACGATTACACTCGTTACAGAGTAATCCTCGAATTTCTCCTGTTTCATGATTATGATCTACAACAACTGAATCCCCTGTTTGTGGTGCTCTAGAAAGAAGCCTATTGCAAATTTTACAGGAACCTCGTTGTTCTTCCCACCTTGTCTCAAACTCATCTAATCCCATTCCATAAATACGACGGAAATAGAGATCCTTTTTTCTTTCTGGGGTTTGAGTTAAGTTCCACTGTTTTGTGTCCTCTGCGGCACATACCTTACATCTTGGCTGTAATACTTGATGTGGTAATCCAATCCCCCGATAAAAATTAGAGTTCTTTTTACTATATTCAGAATATGGCTTGTATACACCACATTTAGTACAGGATCTGCCTTTAGAATCGATTGTTTTATCCGTAACGTTTGTCATGAATGGCATTATTTCTTAACCTTTTTCGGAAGAGGTCCCTTTGTTTTCTTCTGCCATTCCTTGGCCATCTTGGGTTTGTTCGCGTACATCCACGATTTCTGCGCTTTCGATTTGAATGGCATCTATAGGCTCCATATCCATAACTTCGATCTTCCTGACCTTCTTGGCGAATCCGGCAAAGGTCTTAGCCAAGGCATCCAACCTATCCTGAGTAGCCTTCTGAGCTTCTTCCATGACTGGTTTCTTGTCAAGATCCAGATGCTTGTCCAGAAGATCCGAAGCCACCCTATGGGCGTCCCTCATCAAAACCGGCTTCCGAATCATCTGCCCAGTCTTGGGATCATACTGCCAATCTCCGTGTTCCAACCTCTCCAAAGTGATATCCAATGCTTTCTCAGCCACGACTTTAAGCCTTTGACTGAGTTTAATCTGTCCCTCGGCCCTAACCTCATCCGACATCTCCTTCCACCATTTCTGTGCTTTCCACACCTTAACTGTCTGGATAGGGATGTTCATCGCAGCCGCCGTAGCCGCTAAATTCCCAGTAATAAGATACAACTTAATACATTCCAACTTAACAGAATCTGCCCACCAACCCTTATCACCAATCTTCTTGCGTTTAGCCACTCTGTTCGGAGATTTGTCACTTAACATAAATTCCTCAATTTTCGATACTTTTTTCGTGTTTCGGCATTATAACATATTTCTTTTCCCATGTCAATACCTACCCTAGTTTTATTTTCAGCTAGAATTTACTGATGGTGGTTTACGTCATTTTATAAAGTAATCCGTTTTTCCCCCCCACCCCTCTTTTCTGTGGGGGACAGACAAGGGGGGCATTTTCTGACAGAAGGGGGGGTGAGGGGGGGGATGCGCTAAGTACTTGATTTTACACTTCTAGAAACATCAAACAGTTACGG